TGCGCGAACTGTGAAGATGTATACAATTGAAGACATGAATGTAGTTAATTAAATACACTATGAAGTGTCGAAAGGAAAAACGAGATGTTGAGCACCAAGAAGACCAAGACCCCCGACCAATACCCATGCGGCCACATGCGCGGCCCCGGCTGGCACGACTGGCGCGCATGCCTCACCCACCAAGGCATCGAGGAGACTGAATGGCCGGTCTGATAGACACGTCAAGCAGGAACCTTGCCGCTGAACTGGTCAGACACCGCAAGACGCGCGGAGACTTGGCGAAGGTGTGGGGTTGTGCGCTCAGCACCGTCGATAAGCGGCTTGACGGTAGCATTCCGCTGACAATCAAGGAAATCGAAGAAGCAGCTCCGGTGTTCGATATGAACTCCACGCAACTCATCATGCTCCTCATCCAGCCGATCGACAGCATCAAACAATTCAAAGCCTGAAAGCCACACCAAAGGAGTGTCCGATGGACAGCAAGACCTACAACAAAGACCTGCGCAAGACCTGCGTGGAAGCCGTCTTCGACGAATTCGCCGAGCATGGTGACATGATTCGCCCGCAATACGCGGAACAGTGGGATGAAATCTACGCGAGCCGGTTCCTGGGCCACATCACCGGACCGATGGACATCGACGTGCCAGACCTCGTGGACGTCATCATCGACACGATCGTCAAGGAAGCGCAGAAATGACCAGCCATGACCAACTGCACGACAGCGGACAGGCAGGAAACACGAAACCGAACTACACGCTCCGCCGCGTCAAGACCCTGCTCGCCATCATCGCCTGCACCGCATCGGCGACACTGCTTTTCACTTGGCGGACGGCGGACTCACAGACCGCCACCGTCCTCGTCAGCATCATCTACATTCTGACCGTCCTATGGCTGACCGTGCGGTTCGCCCCACGAGAATAAAGACTTCCCACCAGCCGACAGTCCAACAAAACAAACCAATTAGGGATGTTTTCGCGGACATCCACGTTCACTCATGTCGGCTGGCGGGAACACATAACTGAATATCGACAAACAACAAATCCGCCACGGCGTTTGCATACACACTTCTGTCGTGGCTTCGGCTGGGCGACGGTTCGCCCGTCCACGGATTCCAATCTTCTCCTGTCTAAATATATGCAGGCACTCCGGTGCCTGCGGTTCCTTTCTTACTATGCCTGACTGCTTCAATCACAGTCGGCCACGCCACCGGCCGCGAACACGTTCAGGTCGCGTTCCAACAGTCAAAGGGGCGTTAGGAATCCAAGGACGGCATCGGTCCGACTCCGATGCCAGCCACTCAGCCCCATCCACTCGTCAGGACGGGGCACACAACCTCAACAAGCAAAGGAAACGTGCAATGAACGGCAAGAAAAGCGTGACGCTGAGATTCACACTCTCGGCCGAATCCATCGGAAACGAGAACGCCACCCACTCGACCATCGGCACATTCATCATGCCACTAAACGCATCCGATGAACAGCTATACAGCGTCCACCTGCCCGGCGACAGACTCGTCGAATTAACCGCACTCGCCGCCCGAATCGCATGCCAGGCCCTCGACGTTGCGCTCAAAAGGCATATCGAACGCGGCGGCGGCAGCGACACCCCGGAAATGCTCACCGGCCTCCATATCGACCCGATGGGCGACATTCGGGACGCCCGGTCATGACCGATCTGCTCACGCCAAACGAACTGGCCATCATGCTCGGCATGAGCGTGCGCACCCTTGCCAACTGGCGTTCGACCGGCAAAGGCCCGCCGTACTTGAAAATCGGCGTGGAACCACCGGAAGGCCATCAGGACAGACGCAAAGTCAGATACCAGCGTCAAACCGCGGAACAGTGGGCCTTGGCGCACAAGTACCGGAGGACGGTGGCGAGATGAAAAACGGGAGATTCGTTACGGCTGCACGGTTTAAAAGTAGTCCAGACGTCAAAAGAGACGGAAAAGCACACGTCGACACCGGCAAACCGACCCTCACCCAGCAAGGAATCGACGTTGATGAGCTCATTCGCAAAAACAGGCGATTGATCGAAAGACTCAGAAAGGGAACACGTTGAAACACGAATACACGTTCGACGAACTCGCCGAACTGAAGAAAATCTACGACGAATCGGGCGAAGCCGGCCTCAGCATCACCGAAATGCGAGCGTTGCGCAAGGCCGGACTCCTCACGCAGGGCCTACCGGAGAAACCGTCGAAACGAGACCTCATCCTTGCGCACTGCAAAACCCGCATCGACCAAGGCCAGCCGGTCACCGGCGAGGAAACAGCCGAAACGCTCGGCATGAGCCCGAAAACAGCCGGCAACATCATCGGCCAACTCCGCAAGGAGGGACTGCTGCCAGCCTTCGACAAGCATTCGCCACGCAAGACACGAAAACAAACCAACGCAAACGGAAAGAAGAAGGAGACCATTATGGCCGTCACATCGAAACCAGCCGCCGACAAGGAGGAACCAATGAGCCAGGGAACCACAGCCAACGGGGAGACAGCACCGGAGAAACAGTGCGAGAACCCACGCGCCATCATCACGAACGCGCTGGTCGGCATCTATGACTCCATCTCGGCATTGCAGCGTGCCGCATACCATGCCAACGACAAGGTGGTCTACATGTTCGCCACCAAGCTGCTTAATGGCGAATTGATGGACATCAAGGCCAACTACAGCAAGGACGCAAAATGAAGCTCAATTTCGATAGCAAGGACGGCGTTTTCACCGTCAAGGCCGAGAACAAGGAAGAAATCACCCGACTCAAAATGTCCGCGATGGACATCGCAAATCTGATTGTCAATTACTTCGATGCCGAAATTCAGGAAGTGAAAGTGGAGAAGAAATGAAGCGTATTCCCCTCAAGGACACGGAACGCTATCAGATCGAGCGGTTCAGGCAGTGCAAGAAGACGGAACGGCATCTCGCGTGGTTGAAGAGCCGTAAGGCTGGTGTGGGCGGTTCTGACATGAGCACGATCCTCGGCCTTAACGCTTTCAAAACGCCTTACGAATTGTGGCTTGAGAAGACCGGCCGCGTGGAACCGGAGGACATCTCCGACAAGTGGGCCGTCATTCGTGGCAATGCCTTGGAGAACGAGCTCAGGAAACGATTCCGCGCCAATCATCCGGAAATGCTCGTCACGGACGGTACGGACAAGCAGTTCATCGCCCGCGAGAGGCCATACCTGCGCGCGTCTCTTGACGGCATCCTGCAAAGGGAGGACGGAAGTTTTGGAATCCTCGAAATCAAAACGGCTGGTAACCGTCGAGCGGGGGACTGGCATGACGAGGACGGCAACCTCCGGATTCCGCCTTACTATCTCGCTCAAGTCGAGTTCTACGCGCTCGTCACTGGATGGATGTGGGGCTATGTGTACGCGGCCATCGGAGACGACGAGCCGGTGGAAATACCGTTCGAGGCCGACGTGGAGGATATGGCCGCGATCGACAAGGCCGCAGCCGATTTCTGGCGTTTCGTCACCACCGACACGCCACCGCAGCTCACCACAGGCGGGGACGTGCAGAAGGCGTTCCCGGAACCAACGCCGGACATTGTGGACGAAAGCGACGACGATGACCTCTACGACCTGCTCGCAAGATACGAGAGCGCCACCGGAATGCTGAAAGACATGAAGGCCACGCAAAAGGAATTGCAGGAGCAGATCATCCTGCGCATCGGCTCGCATACGGGCGTGCGCTGCGGCAACCTCCAAGCCACCTACAAGCCGACGACCCGCAAGGAATACGTCGTCAAAGCCACCACATATCGCAAATTCGCATTCAAATCCATCGAAGAAAAGGAGCAATAATCATGGGACAGATCGCACAGCAGGCGCAGGGACGGCAGATGGTCGAAATGACGCCGAAACAGAATCTGAAAATGATGATGAAGAAGAGCTGGCCGCGCATCGCCAGCGTCGTCGGCAACAACATCAGCCCCGACCGCCTCTACCAGATGTGCGTGTCCGCGATCAACAAAACGCCGAAACTCGCGGAATGCTCGCCGCAAAGCGTGCTCTCATGCTTCATGACCTGCAGCGCGCTCGGATTGGAACCGTCCAACGTGGACGGATTGGGACGAGCCTACGTGCTTCCCTTCTACAACAAGAAATCAGGCGGAATGGAAGCCACTTTCATCATGGGCTACCGCGGCATGATCGACTTGGCACGACGCAGCGGCCAGCTCGTGGACATCAGCGCCCGAGCCGTGCACCAGGGAGACGAATTCTCATACTCGTATGGTCTGGACGAGGAGCTGCACCACGTGCCATGCGCCGACCCCGGCGAACTGACCCACGTGTACATGGTCGCGCATTTCAAGGACGGCGGACACTACTTCCTCGTCCTTAACCGTCAGGAGATCGAGCAGGCGAGGGCACGCAGCAAGAGCGGCAATTTCGGCCCGTGGAAGACCGATTACGAGGCCATGGCGAAGAAGACCGCCATCCGTCGCGCCGCACCGTACCTGCCTTTGACCGTGCAGGCGCAGACCGCCGTCGCCGCAGATGACATCACGCCCGACTACGGCGACGTGTTCCAGCCGGTGCTCGATGACGATAGCGCCGACGAAGCCGATGACGTGACCGCCGAAGTCATGGAAGCGGATACGCCGGAGGATACAGAAGCCGACGCGAAGGACGGTGAGTGATGGCAGGGGAGACCGTTATCACGATCGTCGGGAATCTGACCGCCGACCCGGAGATTCGTACCACTGGCAGCGGCGCATCTGTGGCCAGCTTCACGATCGCCAGCACGCCGCGCTCCTGGAACCGCAGCACGAACCAGTTCGAGGACGGTCAGGCTTTGTTCATGCGCTGCAGCGCGTGGCGCGACTTGGCCGAACATTGCGCGCAGAGCCTAAGCAAGGGCATGCGTGTGATCGCGCAGGGTCGTTTGCAGCAGCGTTCCTATCAGGCGAACGATGGTTCCCAGCGCACGGTCATCGAGTTGCAGGTTGACGAGATCGGACCAAGCCTGCGGTATGCGACGGCGCAGGTGCAGAAGATGCAGTCAGGCGGATACCAGGGCGGCAACGCCAATGGCGGTTTCGGCGGGAATGGCTATCAGCAGCCGCAGCAGGCACGGCAGCAGTCACAGGCTCCGTCCGATGATCCGTGGGGCGCGCCAGCCGGAGAGCCTGACTTCTGATGGTGCGCGAATGGATAGAGCCGCCGGACGTGGAAACGGTATGTCCAATCCATGGGTGCGCGTTGTATCCGGCGCGCCCCATCCCATGCCCCGAATGCGAAATCGAAGCCGAAGAACAGGAGGCCGACCATGCGGCATGACATTGACCTCGCCATCAGCAAGCCACTGTGGTGGACACAGAACCGGCGCAGCCGTAGCTGGGCGGTGCCCTACCGGAGGAAGAAGCTGGTCAAGACGATGAGCCTGCTCACCTTCCGAAACCTCATCAACAGCGGCAAGCTCCAAAAGCCCGAGCATTGGCCGGTGCATGTGACCGCCATCATCCACCCACTGACCCACGGACGCTTCGACCCGGAAAACGCGGCCCCAATGGTCAAGGCGATACTCGACGGCATCACCCAGTCAGGATACTGGCCCGACGACAACGCGGAATACGTGCTCGGCCCGGACTACCGGCTAGGCGAGCCAAGCACCGAAAAAGACGTCTACCACATCACCATCAGAATCGAAGAGGAGGAAAACAATGGCTACGAACGTGAGTGAAAAGGACAAGACCCTCAACGAGATCATCGATATGTGTGTGGAGAAGCGCGTCCATTACCGTCAATTCCTCAACGATTTCATGCTGACGCACTCGGAGGACTGGCATGATTCGGAGGCTGATGTCACGTACGGGGAAAGAATCATGTTCCTGCGAGGGAAGATTCAGGCCTTTGACGAATGCGCTGCATGTTGCGAGTCCATGCTCGGCCGCACTGCACCACCTACGAATGCCGAAATCGAAGCAGTGGCGAAACGGCTCTGCTGGAACAGCTGCAAATGGGATGGCGTCGATAGCTACGCGGCGAAAGACGAGGATGACGCATGGGATTATGCCGGTGAGATTCCCGGCTTCCATGCGGAATATATCAGACAGGCCAAGGAACTACTCGCACTGGCACGGAGGGCGGTGACGGAATGATCATCAGGGAATCATCGACATACCGGCACGCGATGGAGGTGACCATCGTCCGCGCCGAAGCCATCGCCATCGAGGAGACACCGGACAAGCTCACCATCATTCTCGACAAGGAAACCATGCGCCTGAGCGAATACCCAGTCAATGGCGTACCGGTCGAGGAACTGAACGGCTACATCGACGAAATGGCGAGCAGCATGAATCTCCTCTCCAAGCGGCGCCTCTTCGCCCGCGACATCATGACCGGCGCCAAAGCGGCCACAGCGGCATGCATCAGAGGACTGGAGAAAATCATCAGGAAGCACGAGGCCAGATCATGACCATCAGATATGTCGAATGCGCGCACTGCGGAGAAGTCGTCGGCACATATTACGTGACCTGCCCGTACTGCGGATTCAAGCTGGCCGCGCGCAGGCCGACAGGCATGGATCCTCTGTATGGCATGACCGACGACGAATTCTACAAGCGATTCGGGAGCATGTGATGGAAGACAAGCTAGCGGAAGACACGGATCATGAGAATCAGAACGATTAGGCCGGAATTCTACCAGTCCGAAAGCGTCGGCTCGATGACGTGGAAGGCGAGACTCGTCTTCATCAACCTATGGAGCTACGTTGAGGACAACGGCGTGAATCTCGACAATCCGCGTCTCTTCCGTGGCCAATGCATGCCTTACGACGATTCGGTGCTTGATGACATCGAGGACGCGTTCGCGGAATTGGAGCAGTGCGGCAGCATCATTCGCTACGAGCGTGACGGCAAGCGTCTTCTTTTCGTTCCAGGCTTCGAGAAATGGCAGAATATCCAGCGTCCGGGCACGTGCCATTATCTGCCGCCGGATGGGTGGGACAAGCGTGGACGCAAGATCATTCCGGATGATTCCGGACAGTTGCAGGAACATTCCTGCGAGTCTCCGGATGATTCCGGACAGTTGCACGACTGTAGTAGGAGTAGGAGTAGTAGTGGAAAGAAAGAAGAAGAAAATAAATTTTCTTCTTCCAAAGAAATCACAGCCGATTGCTACCACGATTCCATCGAATACGCCGTCACCGACAGAACCATCGCTTCGGAATACGCGAATCTCGACGTTACCGACGCTTGGAACACGTTCGCAAGCCGACATTATGGCGAAAATCGCACGATAGCTGACTGGACGTGCCTGTGGAAAGGCTGGTGCCAACGCAGGGCCAACATGAGCGGCATACCACCCTCGAAACGCCACATACACACATGGCAGTGCGAACACGTGCTGCAAGCGCTCGGACGCGACAAGGAAACCGCCACGCCAGACCAACGAGCCTGCCAGATGGCGAAACAACTCAACAAGGAGAAATCATGAAACATGACGAACCGGAAACCATGTGCAGCCTGGAATGGTTGGAGCACGAGCGCCGCAAAGCATGGCAGGAAGGCTACGCTGCCGGTTGGAAAGACCAGGAATGCGATTTTCCGCAATATACAAGCGAAAACCCGTATAAGGAGACCGTCGAATGAACCGCAACCCGCTTGAAATCCTGTTCGACAACGTATTGGCCGGTGCCGCCTATGCGTCGCAATCATCAGATTCGGCATCGGTCAAGGAGTCGCACATGGACAACGTCAATCATCCGAAGCATTACGAGAACGGCCCGTTCGAATGCATCGAACTGACCCGCCTGTTGAGTTTCGACTGGGGCAACGTGGTCAAATACTGCTACCGCTGGCAGTCGAAGAACGGCGTGGAAGACCTCAAGAAGGCGCTCTGGTATGCGAACGACGCGGTAATTCACGGCACACCGCTCTATGCCGACACCAATCTGTCCGGCCTGGGCAACGCATTGTTCTCCGCTCTCGTGAACGTCGATTGGGCAGGATTCAGATGCGTTTGGTGGGCATTCGCGAACAACTGTCCGAAACGAGACATTCTAACGGCCCTCAAGAACAAGATCAACGAAATCGAAAAGGACGGTGAATGATAAACCGTATGGACATGTTGGACACAAGCATCTGGGACGGCTACCTCATCCGGCCGAAGGGTGATATGAGACGGTATACATGCCGAATGTACGAAACGTTCCAAGAGGCATCGGATGTGGCACAGGAGCGCGCCGACTCCCACCACAGGCCTTACGAGGTGCTCGCAACCTGCGATACCTCGCAGCGAATCATTAAGACCATCGAACCAAGGAAAAGCAAATGAAGAAAATCCTCGAAAACATGATCATTAAATGGCATCAGGCCGGTTACACGCTCGACGAGATCGCGCCGCTCGTGCCGCAAGTGCCGAAAGCCGAAATCGCGGCCATCATCCACCAGCACGACGAAAGGAGCCGGAATTGACCTGCCTGCACTGCGGCAAACCCGCCAGCGGCACGCTCTGCGCCAAATGCACCGCCGACTACTGGGACATGATCCGCCAGCTCGGCCATGTCCAACTCCCGACCCTGCGAAGCATCATGCTCCGACAGGCGCACATCGGCCCCACAGGCCACACGCCAAACAGGGGCAACGCGCCACTGCCCATCGACACCAGTGCACAAGACCTCATCACGGAATCCGAGGCATGGCTCGCCGAACAGGCAGGAAAAATACGCGCCGCATACGCCGCATACAACTGGCGTAAAGCATGGTTCGCCATCATCAGCAACAAACACACCATATTGACGATGAGCACCGCAGCCGACGACTACGCCAGCCTGCAACGCATCATCCGACGAAACGAGCAAGCCCTGACACCGGAAGAAGCCATGGTCATCATCGGCAGCTGCCCAAAATGCGGACACCAAGCCACCAGCACGCCACAAGCCGAAACATGGACATGCCCAGACTGCAAATGGCAAGGCGGAGTCCAAGCCATCAAAGCCGAACGCGACAACAAACTCTGGCAACTCGAATACACCGGAAAACCAATCGAAGTCGCACGCTACCTCACCAAAATGGACATCCACTGCACCAGCAGCCAGATCCGCCAATGGCTCACCAGAGGCAAACTGCACGCCACGCCGACAAAACACAAAGGAGAGTATGTGTTCAACCTCGGAGAAATAACCGCCATGCTTGACTGTCACAATTAAAATGCTATACTGTCGTATGTTCGTAGAATGGTTCAGCCAGAAAATGGTTGGACCATTATTCATATTCAGCTTCGATAGCTCAACGGTAAGAGCAGGCGGAACAGCACAAATACCCAACGGTCGGACCCCAACCAACCATGGCACCATACTGCACACGCAACCATGATGACAACAACGCATTCCACCTCACGCCGGTCCGACTCCGGTACGAAGCACTTACAAGGCGGTGACCACATGCCAAGAATCCGCAAGACCACACGCCAATTCGAAAAAGACAAAGCCGCATTCTTCGCCCAATGCAAGGCACGACATGCAGTCTGCTGGCTCTGCGGAATGCCCATCGACTACGAGGCGACGAAAAACACCACTGATGATTCATTCAATCTCGATCACCTCTACCCAGTCAGCAAGCATCCCGAACTCCAATTCGACCCGGCAGGCTTCAAACCAAGCCACACCAGCTGCAACCGACTCAGAAGCAACCAAGACCCACCAACACCCATCGGCACACTAAGCCGACAATGGATAACAACAGCATGAGCAAGGAGGCAATGATGCCACAGCAGCCAGTCACACTAGAGCTCACCGCTACAATCAGCGACAAGACATTCCCAATCAGCTCATTCACCGTCAACATCCCAATCAACGTCACCCACAACGAGGTCAACACCTTCACGGTCGGAGACTGCTACACCACACTCATCACTCCAAAACCACCAAGCACAGACGAACTCATCACACGATTCACAAACGCAATCAAAGCATTCAAAACAGCATTCGAAACCAACCCCGACGAGGTAGGGGCGGTGAAATCCTAAAAACCAACGAAGACCGACCTACTGCCCGCGTGGTTGCTCTTCCTCTCCCCGCTGCGTTCGGTACCCCATCGCGCGCGTGAGGGACGTTAATGATGAAAGGAGAAAAGGGAGCGATGAATCTTGAGGTGCGGGAGTTCCCGATTTCCGAACTCCACACGTATCGCCGTAATCCACGTCGCGGCGACGTGGAAGCCATCGCATCATCTCTGAGCAAGCGTGGCCAGTATCGTCCGATTGTGGTGAATCTCGGCACGAATGCTTCGAAGCGGATGGAGATTCTAGCCGGCAATCACACGTATCTCGCTGCGAAGCAGCTCGGCTGGAAGACCATTCAGGCAACCACGGTCGATGTTGACGACGATCAGGCTGCGCAGATTGTGCTGGCTGATAATCGTCTAGCCGATTTAGGTGGCTATGACGAGGCTGATTTGGCTGTCATACTCCAGTCGGTGTCCGACCTTGAGGGCACTGGATATTCCAAGGATGATTTGAAGACGATTCTTGCATCCGCAAACAATCCGTCCATATTGAATGACCCCGATGATGCGCCCGACGTGCCCGATGAGGGCAAGACGTTCACCAAGGAGGGCCAGATTTGGGAGCTGGGCGACAGTGTCCTCGCCGTCGGCTCCTGCACTGATGACGCTCTCGTGGACAAAGCGTTTGGGGGGGGGCAGGCGGATTGCGTCTGGACTGACCCGCCGTATGGCGTCTCATATGAAGGCAAGACGAAGGATAAACTGACCATTCAGAACGATTCCGGCGTGGATTTCCAGGAGGTAGTCGCTGACGCCTTCCTTCAGATAGTCCGATGCTCCAAGCCTGGCACTCCGGCATATGTGGCTCACTCCGACACGGCAAGGCCGTTCTTCCAGGAGGCATTCGAGGCCGCAGGCTGCATGTTCAGGGAGAACCTTGTCTGGGTAAAGAACACCATCGTCCTTGGTCATTCCGACTACCAGTGGAAGCATGAGCCGATTCTTTACGGGTTCACTCCTGGCGGCGCCGGAAGGCTTGGCCGTGGTGGAGACCACTGGTATGGCGATAACAAGCAGGCTACGGTGTTCGAGTTTGACAAGCCCTCACGCAACGCGGAGCATCCGACCATGAAGCCAGTTGGTCTTATCGAGGCGATGATAAGCAACTCATGCCCGCCTGGCGGCACCGTTTTCGATCCTTTCGGAGGATCGGGAAGCACTCTGATCGCCGCATATGATTTGAAGATGCGCGCCGTGCTCTGCGAGCTTGACCCTCGATACGGCGATGTCATCTGCCGACGTTTCCAGGAGCACACTGGCATCATTCCACGCTGCAACGGCAAGGAGCATGATTTTACCACTGAGTGAGGTGTCCGATGCCTGCTGACAAGGACAGGAAAGCACTGAAGCTGTTCTCCGCTTCCATGAGCATTGCCGAGATTCGTGACGAGTTGGGGTTCCGCGACGTTAAGTCTGCTGAGAACGCGATCCGTCGCGTTTTGAAGGAGAATCAGCGTTGTAAGGATGTGGATACTGAGCGGCAGGTGGAGCTTGACCGCTTGGATAATCTTTATCGTGCAGCGTATCCGCGTGCGCTCAAGGGTGACGCGAAGATGATTGACAAGTGTCTTTCCATCGGCGAGCAGCGTATGCGTCTGCTTGATGCTCCGGAAAAGCGTGAGAATGGTCTGCTGCAGGCATATGAGAAGACGATCGATGGGCTGGGGAAGTCTATCGGAGATGCTGACACGGCTCTTGTACAGTCCGGTCGCATGATCTGCGCGCAGATCGATTACGCGGTGGCGCATGGTACCGGCGTGGAGGTGACGAAGGCCCTGTATCTGGTGCCGCATTTGATGAATGTGCTCACGCAGCTTGGTGCCACGCCTTCCTCTCGTAACGCTTTGGCTGGTGAGGCTCGGCAAGTCACGTCTAATACCGCTTCGGCATCTTCCAGTTCGAAGATCGTACAGATGGACGAGTTCATGAAGCGTTTCGGCTAGAAAAGAGGTGTCCGATGGCGGCTGAGGATTTGGAGGTTTTCGGCGCCATCGACGATGAGCATCATGGCGTGACCTTGCCGCGTATCTTCACGCCGCCGCTCAGGCCGTTGACGAGGGAGACGAGCAATGGTTTCGCGGTGATCGCGTTCGCGGAAATCATGTTGCACGTACATTTGTATCCGTGGCAACAATGGCTGCTCGTCCATGCGCTCGAACTGCTTGAGGACGGTAGTTACCGTTTCCGCAAGGTCATCGTGCTTGTCGCCCGTCAGAATGGCAAGACAACGTTGATGGGCGTTTTGGCCGCATGGTGGCTTTTCGTCGATTCCAACAAGCATCCCGACCGAGTGCCGCCGGTGAAGTTCCTTGTGGTCGGTGCCGCGCAGACGTTGGACAATGCGAAAGGTCCTTACAATCAGGTCAAGGAGTGGTGCAATCCTCAGCCTTCGACCGATGAGGAAGCGGATCTGGTGATCCCGGATCTCGCCGCGATGACGCAGAAATTCGTCAACACGAACGGCGAGGAGGCGATCATCACCCGCTCGAAGGCCAGATATATTGTCCGTGCGGATAAGAACATTCGCGCGAAGAGCGCTGCCCGTGTCGTGTTCGATGAGTTGCGTGAGCAGCATACTGATGATGGCTGGAACGCTGTCAGCCAGACCACGAAGGCGGTTTGGTCTAGTCAATTGTGGGGCATTTCGAACGCCGGCGATTATCGCAGCGTGGCGTTGCGCAAGCAGGTGGACAAGGGCCGCAAGCTTGTTGACGAGTGGACGCGTCTGAGCGCCGACGGTGGCAATCCGGCTGACGTGTTCCTGTCCGGCGAGCAGGATGGATCGTTCGGCTATTTCGAGTGGTCTGCGCCTGACAAGTGTCCGGTGGATGATGCCGACGCTATTCGCCAGGCGAATCCGTCGCTCGGCTATGGGCCGATGACCGTCATGAGCGTTAGATCCGATATTGACGGCATGACCGAGGCCGCTTTCCGCACCGAGGTTCTGTGCCAGTGGGTCACGGCGGACATTATTCCTTTCATCAGTCCGAAACTGTGGGCCAGCGGCATCGACTCGCGTTCCACGATTCCTGACGGCAATCGTGTCGTCCTGTCCGTGGACACGAGCGCTGACCGTAAGACCACGTATGTGGCCGCTGCCGGAATTCGCGCGGACGGGTTGCCGCACGTGGAGCTGATCGCACGTCGTGATGGCATGCTGTGGGTGCCGCATTATCTCGACCTGCTTCGTGAGAGCTGGCCGTCGATTTGTGAGATTGCTGTGCAGTCGAAGGGCTGTCCGGCAGTGGACTTCATCGACCCGCTGACCGAAAAAGGGTGGACGGTGCATCTCATCGAAGGCTTCCGTCTGGGTGCGTGCTGCGGCCGTTTTCATGACCGTGTGCGTGAGGGCAAGCTGCTGCACCTGCCGCAGCCCGCCATCGAACAGCAGGTTTCCGTGGCCGTGTCCCGGCGTCTTGGCGAGGTCGAGGTGTGGGACCGCACCAAGTCCGCATTGCAGATTTCCGGCTTGGTTGCCGAATCGCAGGCATTGTACGCCTTGGAGACCATGCAGGCTGAAGTGCTTAAACCGAAATACGAGCCCTCGCAAGGCGTGAGGGTCAGATTCTAGATTCTTCACAAAGAGGGGAGTATCGATGGGATTCCTTGACCGGCTCCTCCACAATAACGCCGCAGTCGTCGGCATGAAGATGGCCGAAGCCGACGAGCGTCCGACGCCGGCGACCAGCATTCCACTCGCGAACGGCGACAGTTGGCCGTCCGACATGGACTTCTACGGGTACGCGTCCGGCGCCTACTGCCGAGAGTATGCGGTTCGTGTCGTGGTGGACTTCATCACCCGCAACATCGCGTCACTGCCATTCAAAGTGTATCGAAAGAATTCAGACGGCGATGCGGAGGAAGTCACAGACGGCGCTCTTGCCGCTCTGATGAAGCGGCCTTCTCCTCTTCCTGGCATGACCCGCTACCGTTTCATTAGCATGCTTCTTCGTGACATGCTGCTCGATGACCGGTGGCTCATGCTCCTGGGCGTGGACGGTGGTCGTTTCACTCTTCGTCGCATCCCCTCTGACTGCTATCAGTTTTCCGGCAACGCTTTCGGCGAGATTACCGGCGTGAATCTGCTGACGATGGACAGTCAGCAGGCCATGCATTTTGATCTGCCCGATCCACGTGTGCACTTGGACGTCGGCTTCATTTCCGGCCTCCAGTATGGCGATAGTGTGACCAATGTGCTTCGTCCGCTCTTGGCGGAGGCCAAGGCGATGGCCAATTACCGTCGGAGCATCGCGAAGAACGGCATGCAGGCCGGAGGCTACGTCTACCGTCCGAAGGAGATGCCGTGGCTATCACAGGATGATTACGACGACTTCACCAATGGATTGCGTAATTTCATCCAGAATGGCGGCCGCGAGGGCGGCTGGCCTGTCCTCAAGGACGGCATGGAGATGCGCCCTTTGGACAATGTCTTCAAGCCGGTGGATGTGAACGATTTGGAGGCGCGCGACCGAATCAACATCGCCGTATGCAACGCCTTCCAAATCTCGCCTGAAAACATCGGATTCCGAACCGGCACGAATTCCAACATCAGCGCCTACAAGGAGAAGCTCTGGAACGTGGAGCTCATGCCATACATCGTCGCTCTTGAGGAAGCCTTGAATCTCAGCCTTCCAGAGGCTGTGGGCGAACCGGACTGCTACATCAGGGCAAACGTTGACGCGAAACTGCGCGGCACGACGAGTGAGCAGTATCAGGCGCTCAGCACGGCAACCGGACGGCCTTTCATGACCACGAATCAGGCACGTCAGATTCTTGACATGCCTCGCGTTCCTGGCGGCGACCAGCTCATCACCCCGTTGAACGTGAGCGAGGGTGGCCAGCCCAGCCCGCAGGACGGCGGTCGGACGCAGAACGCGCAGGAAAACAATCCGGTCAACGGCGAGGACGCTAAGGCCATGCTCGCCGAATTCAAACGGCTTTACCGATATGACGCGCAATTTCACGCCGAGTGGGACGCGCTCACCAAGGAGGAAACATCATGAGGCTTGATTTCAAGGGCTTCGAACTGAAATCCCTTGATGACAGTCAAGGCGAGGGCGTTTTCAGCGGCTACGCCTCGACATGGGACAAGGACCTGTACGATGACGTGATCGTCAAGGGCGCTTTCGCCGAAACATTGGATAACGACTACGGCGGCACCGGCGCGGGCATCCCGATCCACTGGCAGCACAAGGACGATAAGCCCACCGACATCATCGGCGAGACGCTGAGCGCGGTGGAGGACGAGCATGGCCTGCTGGTCACGGCCCGTCTTGACCTTGACCTGCCGGAAGGAAAGCGCGCATACGACCTGCTGAAACGCGGGCTCATCCACCAGATGAGCATCGGCTTCATCGCCGAGAAGACCGCGTTCGTCCAGGACGGCAAGAGCGCGTGGGACGGATACCGTGAGATTCGTCAGTTGAAGCTGTTTGAGATTTCCCTTGTGCAGGTGGCTGCGAATCAGGGCGCGGAGGTGCTTGAGGTGAAGAGCGGACGCGCGATCAGCGCGTCCAATGAGGGCAAGTTACGTGCGGCGCTCGACAGCCTGCATGAGGTGCTCGACGGCATCGATTCCGCCGACAAGAAGCCGGACGACGATACGGATGATTCAGATTCCACGGACAAGCCCGACGATTCCACCGATGACACGGATGATTCAAGGAAGAAAAACCAGAAGAGCTTTGACCCGCAGTGGGCTGAGGAATACAAGACCATCAGCGACTTCTTCTCGCTGGAACATTAACCGAAAGGAGTGCCATGAACCTCATGGATAATCTCGCCGCCGAGAAGAAGGCGGCACAGTCCATCCTCGCCAAGGGAATGGATAACATCACCGAAAAGGAGCAGGAGGAGCTGAAGCAGCATTACGCCGAGGCGAAGAAGCTGCAGGAGCGCATCGACCTGTTCAAGGAGGCCGGCGAAGGACTCGACAAGCTCGCCGGCACGTCCAAGACCGAACACAGGGGAGTCGAGGCGCAGACCCTCGGCGACTTCTACGTCAAGTCCCTGCAGGAAAAGGGCTTGAGCGTGCTCGCCACCAAGGGAGGACTGTTCTCCACTCCGGAATTCAAGGAGTCTTCCAGCACTCATGCCACAGGCGGAGCGTCCGGAGCCTACGCGCCGTTCCTCACCGAAACCGACCAGAACGGCGTATGGCCGTACGAGCGTCCGCTCGTCATCGCTGACCTTTTCGCGTCCGGCACCATGAGTGGCACCACCATCAAATACCCGGTCTACGGTTCCCTCGAAGGCAACGCGACCACCGTAGCCGAGGGTGGCCAGAAGCCGCAGATCCACCTTCCGGACCCGACTTGGGTGTCCGACAGCCTGCATGAGGTCGCCGCATGGTGGAAGATCACCGACGACATGGCCGAAGACCTGCCTTTCGTCGTATCCGAGATCAACCAGCACGCCCAATACAATCTGAAGCTGCAGGAGGAGATCCAGCTTCTGTCCGGCGATGGCACCGACCCGAATCTCAATGGCATTCTGAACCGGGAAATCCAGTCCAAGGGTCAGGCCGCGGACTCCGATCCGGACCGTATCTTCGCGGCCACCACGGATATCGCCACCGCGACCGGCTTCTCCGCCGATGCGGTGGTCATCAACCCGGCGGACTATCAGGCCATCCGCCTGTCCAAGGATGCGAACGGCCAGTATTTCGGCGGTGGTTTCTTCGCCGGACAGTACGGCAATGGCGGCATCCTGCAGAACCCGCCGCTGTGGGGACTGCGCACCGTGGTCACCGAGGCAATGACCAAGGGCACGGTGCTCGTCGGCGCGTTCAAGGCCGGCGGCACCATCTACCGTAAGGGCGGTCTGACCGTCGAATCCACCAACAGCCATGAGAACGACTTCACGAACGACAAGATCACGTTCCGAGTTAAGGAGCGTCTCACCCTGCAGGTGAAGTATCCGAAGGCTTTCGTCAAGGTGACGCTCGGCAAGGCCGCAGCCAAGGCCGCAGCCAAGGCCGAGTGAGTCTGGGGGTCGGCATGATTGACGTGAATGTGGTTCCCGACATGATTGCCGACCCTTCGGCTTTCGAGGATGACGCCGCCTTCCGGCTCAGGGCCGCGCAGTCGGCCATCCGCCGCGAATGCGGTTGGCATGTCATGCCGAACACGGCCTTGACGGGAGTGCTGAACACTCGCGGCGGCACGGTGATTCGACTGCCGGCCCGTCATGTGACGAGCATCGAATCATTGACCGACCGTCAGGGCAATCCACTGTCTTACGCCTATGACCCGGAGACGGGTCTTGTGGAGTCTCTCTCCGGTGGCTTCCCGGTCGGCGTCGCGGCTATCCATTATTCGATCCATGCCGGCTATGATGACGCGCCGGACGTGCAGCAGGTGCTCATCAGTGCCGCGAAGCGAGCTGGCATGAGTCCGGTCGGACTGGTCAAATCACAGTCCACGAACGGTTCCAGCGCGTCGTATGACGTGGTGTCGCTCATGCAGGAGGAGAAGGACAAGCTCAAACCCTACCGGCTTGGAGGATTGCCATGAGCCTGCTTGACGACATGAATGCCGGTGGTGGTGGATGGCGTATGTCTGGCGCGACCAAGTGGCGGCGACTGCGTGCGAGGAAGGTCGATGACCCGTATTCCGGCGAGCAGACCGGCGAGGACTGGTCCAATCCGGAAACTTTGGATTTCGCTGGCGCTCTCGCCAGTTCCAGCAGCACGCGCACGCCAGACGGCCTGCGCGAGCAGACCACGAGCGCGGCTTACCTCACGTCTCCAGATCCGACTCTCGACATCATGCCGGGTGACAGGATTCAGGCGTTGCCGGATGACGGCAGACGTTGGGAGGTCAGCGGCTATCCGAGCCGTGACGCGAATGCTTTCACGTCGTGGCAGCCGACGGTCGAGATTCCACTAAGCGAGTACAGGGGGTGATGTGATGGGTGTGGCGGTCAAATTTAACGACCGATATTTTGACGAGCTGCTGAATTCGGCTGGCGTCAAGGCCATGACCCGTCGTGCCGCCGAGAAGACGCTCGAATATGCGAAAGCGCATGCTCCGGTGGACACGGGCGCGTATCGTGACGGCCTCCGAATCGAGGAGGTGCAGCATGCGCATCGAACCACATGCATGGTGGTCGGCACCGACCCGAAGACCCTGCTCGTGGAGTCGCAGACGGGCAATCTCCGCAAGGCGTTGAAGGCGGCGAAATCATGACCATGGTCTTGCCGCCAGACATTGAATTGTGGATCTGCTCTTTTCTACGTGCCAGGCTTAAGCCGTCTTTCCCGACGATCATCATTTCGAATCGTGAGCCGGACGATTACGACGGCTCACGGCCGCTCGTCGTGGTGCGTGACGATGGCGGATCGCAATCGAATCGCGTGCTCTTCGACCGGAGCGTCGGCGTGACCGTGCGTTACGGGTCTCGTGCCGCTCCGAAACCATGCCGTGACTTGGCGGCACGGATCTACGGCCTGCTTACCGACCCTGAGATTTGCTCGCTTGACGGTTCTCCGATCGCGGGCATTGATGAGGATGAGTGCAATGGTCCGTTTGCCGTGGCCGAGGATGCGAATATCGCACGATATTACATGGCTCTCGGATTCTCCACCATCGGAGAATTCCAATATTTTAAGTTTTTCTGAATTTTCAAGGCGTTGAAACGTTGTGTTTCAGCGCCTTTTTTGTTTGAAAGGAAAAAATATGGCAGCCGATAAAGACGGCAACAACCTTGGCGCTGTCAAGGTGGTGCTTTCCAGCAAGATTCTGCTGGCGCATTATGATGCCTCCAAGTCGCTCAATGCGGCGATGATCGCGAAGACCGTGGCCGACCCGATGAGCAAGCTGACCGGGATTTTCACGGTCGGTCAGAATGTCGGCCTCATCACTTCCGATGGGGCTCCCGAGGATGGACGCGACGGCGATGACGCCACCGAATTCCACCAGCCGGGATACAAGCTGCAGGCGGCAGACCCGAAGCTCACATTGGGTTTCACCGTCGCCGAGGACAATGATTTGACTCGTGAAATCATGAAGGGCAAGCCGGATTCAAGTGGCGTGTATCACGTCAAAGACATCGTTCAGGACACTAAGTGGTTCGCCTATCAGGAAACCGTTTATAAGAGTGGCGTGCATCGTCGGCGTCTTGGCGTCGTGCAGGTCACGAACGCCGAACCTGATCAGGATAATCGCGGTGAGGTGTCCGGTGTCAAGTTGACCGGCGAATGGATTGTGGACGTGGCCGTGGATTCCGGCAATTCGAAGTATCTAGAGTCCTATTACACTCCGACAGCCTGATTTCGATTCTTCCCAGCACGTGTTTCTTTCCCTTTCTTCGCATGTGCTGGGAATCTTCCTCTTCATCCAGCGAAGCAAAGGAAATTTTTTTAGCCGTTTGAAAGAAGGAAGAAATGAGCAAGAATATGACGCCGACGGTCGAGGAATTCGAAGCATGGACCGCCGAAGACGAAGCGAAGGCCTTGCAGGAGTCCGCCGAGGCCATGAACGTGAAGCACATCATCAGGGACGGCAATGTATGGTTCCTGGCACCCAAGGGCCATGTGTACAAGCTGCCGCTGGCCCTGTCGATTGATGATTTCGTCCGCCTGTCCGAGTTGCAGTCCAACAGCGAGCAGATTCAGATGCTCAAGGGCATTCTCGAAACCTTCGCCGGCGAGGATGCGGCAAAGGAGCTGTCGAAGGAGCCGGCAATGGTCCCCTTCAACATTTTGAACGCGTACGGCGAGGTTCTAGCGCGTGTGCAGGGTGTGGAATTGGGAAAATCGTCGACTTCTGCCGCATCCTCCAAGGAAAAGACGGAAGTCGAATAAGGGCTGATTTCGCGGCGCGTGGGTGGAGTCTGCAGGCCGATCTGGGCGGCAGGCTCCGCTATGCGGACGCGATAGCCCTCTTCGAAAGCATTTCGGCAGACCCGGGCAGTTACACCGGCATGGCTGCCGTGCATATGGTGCTGCCGATGGATGCGACGGCTATCATCACCGCGATTCAGGCTGGTGGCACGTCGATTCTTGGCGACCTCGCGCCCGAAAAAGCTGGGGAAAAGCACGTCGAAGTGACCGATGAGGAGCGTCGTGAGGCCGAGGCGTCGATGAGTGGCCTTTTCGGCGTCAAAAAGATAAGTGAATAGAGGAGGCTGTCATGGCTGGCGGCAGTGAGCTTGGCTCCGCGCATGTGAGCATTTTCCCTCAAATGCGGGGATTCCGCCAGAACGTGGCGAAAGAAACCAGCAAAGCCGTCTCCGGCATGAAAAACGCCTTTTCGAAGGGTTTTGATGCGGGCAAGCAGGGCAAGACGCTTGGCGGCGCGTTTAAAAAAGGCTTCGGCGACGGCAGCAAAGAGCTGAATTCCGAAGCCCTGCAGTCCTTTAAAAAGGATGTGGCGCAGGCGAGCCAGAAGAACACGGACGCCCTGCTGAAATACAAGGCCGCGTCCGTGCAGGTGCAGGCCGCGCAGGAAAAGCTGAACGCGGCCACGCAGAAATACGGAGCGGATTCCACTCAGGCGCAGGCCGCGGCGATCAGACTGCAGCAGGCCGAACTGAAGCAGCAGACAGCCGCCGAAAACCTGAAAGCGTCGACCGAGAATCTGAAGGGCGCCAAGGAACGTCTGAAGAATCTTGAAGCCGAATTGGCGGCGCAGTCTTCGAAGTCCGCGACTGGTTTCCGTGCCGCCGCGAACGCGTTCAAGACCGGGTTTTCGACCATCGGTTCCGGTGTTTCCGGACTTGTTCGGAAGATTCCTCTGGTCGGCTCTGCCGTAAAGTCGATTGGCTCTGCCGCAAAATCGGTTGGTGGCGCTTTCGCCGGTGCGACGACGGTCATACGCGGCGCTTTCGGTGGCGTCAAGTCAGTCGCGTCCGAAACCGCCGGCGCTGTCAAGGGCGCTTTTGGACGCATGTGGGATGGTCTGCCGGCAGGAGTAAGGTCCACCGTCTCCGCTTTCGGCAGTGGGTTCGCCGCTATCGGCAAAACGGCCGGGAGTCTCGCCTCGAATGTCGGCGCTAAGTTCGGGGAGATCTCATCGAAAGCCGTCGAACATGTCAAAACCATGGCGACAGGAGTGGTCACCGCCGTCGGCGTCGGTATCGCCGCCGTCAGTGCGAAGCTTGTCGATTTCGGCAAGCAAGCGTTCCAAAGCTACAGTGATTACGAGCAGCTGAGCGGTGGCGTCGCGAAACTTTACGGCAATATGGGCATGTCTTTGGACGATTATGCCAAGCAGGCCGGGAAGAGCGCGGAATCGGTGCGTGCCGACTGGGAACGCAACGAGGCGGCGCAGAAGACCGTGATGGCGAACGCGCAGAATGCGTGGAAGACCAGCGGCATGAGCGCGAACGCGTACATGGAGCAGGCGACGAGCTTTTCCGCGGCGCTGATCAACGCTCTTGGCGGCGACACCAAGAAGGCCGCAGACATGACCGACGTTGCGATGCGCGCCATGTCCGACAACATCAACACTTTCGGTAGCAGCGCGACGGACGTGCAGAACGCGTTCAACGGTTTTGCGAAGCAGAATTACACGATGCTCGACAACCTCAAACTCGGGTACGGCGGTACCAAGGAGGAGATGGAACGTCTTATCAAGGACGCCAACGAGTGGGGGGCGGCGAACGGTGAGGCTTCCAATCTGAGCATCGATTCGTTCGCTGATGTGATTCAGGCGATTCAGCAGATCCAGGAGAAGCAGCATATCGCTGGCACCACTGCCCGCGAGGCCGCGTCGACGATCGAGGGGTCGGTCAGCGCGATGAAGGCCGCTTGGACGAATTGGCTTGCCGAGCTTGGCAAAAGCGATGCGGACATGGATGCGGTCACGCAGAATCTCGTGACCTCGGTGATAGCTGCGGCGAGGAATGTGATTCCTCGCGTCGGTGTCATCATCAAGAGTTTCGTCCATGCGATTCCTGGAATGTTCAACACTCTTGTGTCGACTTTGCCGGCTCCTTTCCAGAATGCCGTCAACGCCGTTCGTGGAGTGTTTTCGGATTTTGGCGGGGTCATCGCTCCCGTCGCAGCCGCTTTGGCCGCGTTGGGTGCAGGCGGTTTCGGTGGATTGCTGGCTAACATTCCGCTTGTCGGCGGCATGCTTAAGCCTTTGACCGGCTTGCTTGGAGGTTTGGCGTCACCGATCGGCATCATCATCGCGATGATCGGAGCGCTTATCGCCACAAGCCCGCAGCTGAGGTCGCAATTCGGCACGATGCTGCAGCAGATCCTCACAAGCCTGCAGCAGGCATTCCAGCAATTGCAGCCGGCGTTGAGCGAGCTTGGCAGCGCCATCTCCACGCTGATCCAGACGGTGATGCCGATCGTCACGTCCGCGCTCGGCGCGATCATCACGGCGATCGCGCCGGTCGTTTCGTGCATCATCTCAAGTCTCGTGCCTGTGATCCAGACGGTCCTGCAGGTCGTGACCTCCGTGGTCCAGGCGATCATTCCTTTGGTCCAGGCGGTCGCGCCCGTGGTCGAACAGGTCGCGCAGGCGATCGGCCAGATTCTGCAGGCTTTGATGCCGGTCATCCAGATGGTCGCGTCGATTGTTGGCGTGGTGGTCAATGCGATCTGCGGATTCATCCAGGCCACTTTGATGCCGACCGTGCAGGCCATGCTGCCGTTCATTCAGGGCGTCATCAATGGGATCACTTCGGTCGTCAGCGGCATTGTCAGTGTGATCCAGGGCGTCATCAACATGGTGACTGGCATCATCAATGGCAATTGGTCGCAGGCGTGGCATGGCTTCCAACAGATCGTGTCCGGAGCGTGGCAGGCCGTCTGGGGCATCCTGTGCGGCATCGGCAATCTCATCAGGGGCGCTTTCGCCGGTGCCGGCACATGGCTTTGGAATGCTGGCAAATCCATCCTCAATGGTCTGCTCAGCGGCCTGAAGGCCGCTTGGCATGGCGTGACGAGTTTTATCGGCGGCATCGGCGATTGGATCGTCAGGCATAAGGGGCCGATCAGCTACGACAGGGTGATGCTTAAGCCTGCCGGCTTGGCGATCATGCGTGGATTCGATAAGAGCCTCAAGGACGGCTGGCGTGGCGTGCAGAAAACCATCGACGGAATTAATGCGAAACTGTCCGGCGGTTTCGACGTGGCTTTCGCCACTGCGGGAATGTCGATGCCGGATGCCGTCGGATCGTTCGGTGACGATGTCGCCAAGGATGTCAGCGACGGCATCAGATCCGGCTTGGATGGCGTGCGTGCTGTCGTGAAGGATATGACCGTGCATGTGGATGGGCAGGTCGACGGGTCGAAGGCCGGTAGGACGAATGTCACGAACGGGACGCTGGCAGGTGATTCCGGCGGCGTCACTTATGTGACGCAGACGTTCAACTATCCGGCCATCGCGCCGACGAGCATCAGCACGCAGCAAAGATTGCAGACGGCGGCGATGCCGCAATGGTGACATGGAAAGGGTGGTGCAATGATTCTCACGGATTATCTCATCAATGGTCAGCAGCTGACCGGTGAGCATGCGAGTCTGATCGTCGGCACCACCCATTTCACGAGCATCAGCCCTCGTATCGATTCGGTCAGCGTGAATGGCAGGAGTGGTGTGATGCTTCCGCCCGGTCCAGTGGCTTTCGATGCGCCGGAAATCACGCTCAAATTCATCACCGATGGGCTAAACGCGGACGCGCTCATGCACCGGTTCTATCGTCTTTGCCGTCTCGCATCGTCTCTGACCCGCGTGGAGCGTGACACGTCCACCGGTCGTACGCGCCGCATGACCGCTAGCGCTGTGTGCACGTCATGTCAGCCGGACGGTGACGAGATACCGTGGAGCGATCATCGTGCCGCCACGGCGGTCTTTCAACTGCCTGACGTGTTTTGGCAGGGTGATTGGCAGACTGCCACGCTTCCCGCTTCCGGCGGCGTCTTCCTTCACGGCAACGCGGAGACCGGCAGTGAGGGATGGGATTCCAATGCTCCGCTGCTTAATCTCATGCTTCGTTTTTCTAACGTGTTGTCCGCGACCGTGTCCGACCCGGTGACCGGCACGGATATCAAGTGGAACGGGTCGAATGCGTCGAATCTTTACCTTGATACCGGTAATCGTCGCGCGTGGACCGCAGACGGCGATAACGCTTGGACTGGCGGCACGGATGTGACGTCCGGCGTCGACTGGACGGGCGAACCGTTGCAGGTGTGGCCTGCCGTCGATTCCTGCAGCTACACGCTGCAGATCAAACAGTCCGGCGCGTCTGCTGTGACGTGCCGATTCAAACCTTCCTGGGAGTGATGATCATGGGCAAGTCTTTACACGCGCGTCTCGTGGCCTACAGGCCCTTCGGCGCTCGAATCGGCGTCTTGGCGGAGCCGGTGAGCTTCAGCGCTTCCATGCTGCACAATGATGACGGAGCCATCAGCATCGAGTATTCGCTGCTGTCTGGTGACGCGCAGGCGTTCGACCGAGAGCTGACGGACGGGCTGGAAGTCGCCGTGGAGGTGTCTGACGGCACTGGCTATCGCGAGCCGGACAACGCGCGGTTCGTCATCACCGGACGATCCGGCAAGACCGATGACCGGACTCGCACCGTCACCTACAGCGGACAGTCGATCAGCTGGCTCCTGTCCAAGGCTGAAAACAATGATTCCAGCCATCTGCTAACGGACGGCGACAACAAGGGCAAGAGGCCCTTCTATTCGTCAAATCCGGGCGTGATCCTCAAAACGCTGCTCGACGAGAACAAGCAGCGTGGCGGCGTGGCCACCGGACTGTCGCTCGGCTTCGACACCGCGAAGGACGCTGGCGGCGCGGCGTGGGCGAGGAAATACACGCTTTATTACAGTCTCGGCACGGATCTGCAGACGATCCTGTCGTCTCTTGTCAATGGTGGCGGCTGCGATTGGCGCACCACCGGTAGGACGCTCAAGATGTGGAATGCGGACAGCACCGCATTGAGCCGTGACCTGAGCAAGAGCATTGTGCTGCAATTGGCGCGTGACATCAGCGAGGCACCCTTCGAGGAGTCCATCGCCGATCTGGCCAGCACCATCCTTGTCGAGGGCGACAATAATCTGCTTTTCCGCATGGATAATCCGGCTGCTCCGACCCCGTGGGGCAAGTGGGAATCCTACAGCTCGCAGGGCGGCGTGTCCGACAAGGACACCGCTCAAGCCTTTATGCAGTCCACTTTGGCTGATGCGGCGAGGGTGAGAGGCCAGTACACGCGCGACCTCATTGTTTCCGACGTGGATAATCTGCCGCTCGTCGACTTCCACGCCGGCGACTGGATTACCGCCCCCACCGTCTCCCATGGGGAGAAGGTGCGCGTGCAGGAAATCGACCTGAGCATGCGCCAGAACGATGGCTTATCCTGCTCAATCGCTCTGAATGATATTAAGTATGACGCTTCGGTGCGTCAGGCGAAGAAGATCAAGGGCATCACCGGTGGTGCCGCATTGGCTGGCAGCGAGGGCGGCACGACCGCCTCGTCGGACCGTGACCATCGCGTGCCGAAAGCCCCTCTTGGTCTGATTGTGCAGACGGACGCATACATCGGGTCGGACGGGTATGCCCACGGCTTGGCCACGGCCATGTGGTCCGCCGTGACCGAAGCCACGAACAATACCGCCATTGAGATTAGCAATTATGCCGTTGAGTGGCGCAAGCACGTGGATGGCGCGCCCTGGCATTCCGCTGGCACGACGGATAAGACGCAGCTCGGCTTCGGCGGCTTGGATTGTGGCACGCAGATCGAGGTGCGCGTCAGGGCCGTGCCGACATACAGCGACCAGCTGGGCGAATGGTCGAGCGTTTTCGTGGCCACCGTCGAATCGGACACGACGCCATGCTCCGTACCGTCGAAGCCGGTGCTTTCCTCCGAGCTTGGCGTGGTCACCATCCACTGGGACGGCAGAACTGCTGCAGGCGCGTCGATGGAACCGGATTTCGACCATATCGAGGTCGGGGAGGATGCGGCAACTGCCGGCATGCAGGTCATCAGCGCCACGCAGTCTGGCAAAGGCGATTACGTCGTCACGGGTCTGAACGTCGGCGGCACTCACAGATACTCGTTGCGCAGCGTGGACCATGCCGGCAACAAGTCCGGTTGGTCGTCCATCGCTTCGGTGACGGTGGCGAGTGCGGTCCCGCAGGAGACCTTGGATTCCATCAATCAGGACATCGCCAAGGCCGAGGCCGAAGCGAAGGCCGCGAAGACCACCGCAGACGGCAAGAACAGGATCTTCGCTCAAATGTATGAGCCGACCCATAGCGGGCTGAGAGCCGGCGACTTGTGGTATGAGCTTGATCGCGATGGCCATATCGGTTCCGTGCACGTTTGGAATGGGTGGAGTTTCGCCGCTTACACGCTTGTGGCGGACAGTCTGCTCGTTCCGGGCAGTGTGGACGGCGGCGTGCTCATCAAGGATGGCAGCATCGAGGCGAAGAACGTGCACATCGGCAACGGCGAAATTCTGACCGAACTGCTCAAGGCTCGGAAGATCGTGACCGATGACGTTGAGGCGGGCCAGTTTCGAGGCTACGTTTTTACCGGATCCGTGTTTCAAAGCTCAGAGATGGAGGACACTGGGCTTAAATTGGATTCGGCGTCTTTGCGGATGTGGGATTCCAATCACAACCAGACCGTCTATCTGGACGGTGAGGGCAAGTCGAATCTGCTGACCGGCACTTTCCAGACCCGCGCGAGCGGGCATAGGGTGCGCATTTCCCCGGATTACAAGTCCGCTACCATCGGAGGGACGGAAACGTTCGTCGGTGACGGATTGGAATTCCCGGCCTATGACTCGTCTAACGGCGCATACCACAGTTTTCCGGCCGTCGCTTCGGTCGTCCAGTCGGACGAGGTCGGCACGATGAGCGCCATGAATCTTTGGAGCGGACACGTCAACAAGAACGATCCGGCGGCTTTCATGCGTCTGAACTCCAAGCCACGCGAGCGTGGCGGCACCGGCAGCGGCGGTGTCACGTCCGAAGTGTTCGCCGTGGCGAACACTGATTACGACGAGCCTGACGCGAGCAAAAAAACCAGCGCATCGCTCGTCTTGGCCGGAGATAGCGCGAACGGTTCGAATGCCTGGCTCCGGGCGCAAGACGCTAACGGCACTGTCGGAGTCGGAGCGAACATCGCGACCGGATACTTGTATCTTGGCGGCTTTCTTGGCGGTGTCACGAACCGTTTCACTTTCCGAGGCGCGGTCGCCTGGAAGGCGTGGTGGCCGAATCCCGGCCATAGCATATCGACCGGCGCTAGCACGCAGGTCAACTGCACGTTCAGTCCGACGAAATACGGACGCTATTACGTGGTCGCGAACGCGGATTCCGAATGGGCCGGAATCATCGCACATCCGTGCAACACGGGCGGCCAGAGCGGCTTCACCCTGAAGCTTTACAACGCCGACCAACCTTGCCCGGTCGACGTGTACGCGGAATACCTCGCCTATCTGGTCAAATGATTGGAGGACATGTTGTCAGCAACCTTTGAACGGGATGGGAACGGATTGTGCATCATCCGCTGCGATCCACCAGTGAACGGATCGGACAGTTTCGTGTTCACACCCGAGGTGATCGCATCGTGGAAGGCGCTGCTCGGATTGGCTTCGACACGTGAGGCTATCGCCGCGATCATGCAGGGCAGGGAGGACACGAGCCGATACGATCCGAAGACCGGCAGGGGCGTGTGGACCGGAGCGTTCGAAGCGTTGGAATCCGCTTTGACGGATTCCGCCACCGGGGTGAGCATGCTCGCCGACGATGGGACAGTGTTTGACGATCCGCTGACAGCCGCACGCAACAAGACCCGTGAGGGGATGCGATTGCCTGTCATGTCTAATGAGGCCGACGCGCGGATGCGTGCCGCATTGACCTCGGACGATTCCGACATGGAAGCGTCGAGCGGCATCGACGTGGCCTGCACAAGGAATATCGACGGACTGGACGAATTCCTTAATGCCGAATCCAGTAAAAACATGCTTGACGAATGCGAGGAACGATTCTTCGCGTCGCTCATGCCACCAATAAAGGAGGGATGATGCAGCAGATTCCTGCTGATGCGAACGAGGTGATCGGACAGCTTTCCATGCAGGTCGGACAGCTCTCAAAGGAACTCGCGATTTTGAAAAGTCAATTGTCGGCGGCGATGAAACTGATTCCAGCCGACGTGCTCGAAGCCATGAACAAGGAGGGAAACAATGGCCGCGACTAATGTTCATTTTTCGTTCAAGGACGCGCAAGGCAGGCCGAAGACCGGTACTTTGCATGTCGCGCCGGTACGACGCCACATTTCCGGATCGACTGTGGTCGTGCTGGGTGGATTCGATGTGGCGCTTGGCTCGGACGGCACTGCGACCGTGCAGCTTGAGCCGACCGACAACACTTTCGCGTGGAAGGTAAGCGAATTTCCGGACGATACGAATAGTTCGTTCGAGCGCGTCGTGCAGGTGCCGGCCTCCACCAGCACTGTCGAGTATACGTCGCTGGTCGATGTGGACTCGAGTACTTTGGCTCCGGCGCTTAACACTGGTGCGGCTTTGACCTACCTGCTGGCGTCCAGCTTGCAGGAGGCCCAGGCTATGTCGGCGGCGAATCCTGGTCAGATGGTGTTTTATCCGGAGGGTCAGGCTAAGACTGTGGCTTCGCAGATTCTGGAGGATTTGACCGACGCGCGTGCCGTGGTGGAGGCTCAGAGCGCCGTGGCCGCTCAGGCCGCGAATGCCGCCCGGGCCGCGTCCGACGCTTCACAGGCCGCCAGCGCGCAGGTGACGGCGGTGTCCGACAGCATCACCGAGTCCAAGGCCGTGGTGGAATCCCATGCGAATGCGGCTTTGACGGCGATTGACGAGGCGGTGAAGCAGGTGCGTGACAAGGCGTCCGACGTGTCTGGCGAGGATAGGACGGATACTGTGCCGACCGATTCCACCGATTCCGCCGATTCCGCTTCCTCTCAGGAGGCGTGACATGGGAGTGTTGCTTGACGGCACGAGGGTCGGCCTCCCGTATATGGCCAATAATGGCGTGCCTGTGTGGATGAACGCGCTTTACAACGGCGTGCAGGTGTGGCCGCCGGCAGCCGAAACACTCGTGGACGTGTGGCTCAAACCGGTCGATTTCACCGCGCAGGCGCTTTACAGCGATCATCCGGAAGTCAAGGTGGCCGCCCAGAAGGTCTTCGCGGACGGTCACATCGAGGACTCGTCCTTGACGCTGTCCATCGCGGATACCACCGTGGCGAGCATCAATGCCGGCACGGTCAGCTTCGTGAGCGATTCGTCGAATTTTCCCACCGTCCTCAAAAAGGACGCTTACAGCCCGTGCCACGTGGCCATCACGGAAGGCGGGAAGGCTTTGGGCGCCAAGCAGATCTTCGTGCAGCCTGACCGGCCTTCGACGGCTCCTGTCGGCAGCCTGTGGTGCCGCACCGAAAAGCTCCACAATGGTCTCCGGTATTACACCGGCAGTGTGGGCGACGATGCGAATGTCATGTGCTTCCTGCTCGACCGTATCCGCGAGGGGTGGCGCAGGGAATGGGATGATTGGAAGCTTTTGACCGGGAAGGAGCTGTGATGAGAATCAGGACATGGCATCGACACCCGCGAGCCGATGTGGCGCTCACTACTTGGGGTTCCGTGACTGTCACGGTGAGCGACGGCGTGAGAAGCTACAGCTCGCAGCATGGCACTCTGAATCCCTTCGCTCATGCTGTTTTGACGGGCTTTCCCGCAAAGAATGGCGTGTGCACCATCAGATTTCGCGAGACCAGAAGAATCATAGCCAGCAATACCGCGCTGGTGGACGGCAGCAAGACCGGCGAATGGGCATTCGACGTCACAAGCGCCGGGACGCCGCAATTCTGGTCGCCGTACTTCAGCCCCGGCGTCGGCACGACATTGACGCCGCTAGCTTTGGGCATCTTCACGCCGGATGATTGGAGGATCATGCAAATGCTCGGACTTAATCTCTTCGACGCCCTGACCGCGCCCTACGCGGCGGTTCCGGACGGGGGGGGGTATTCCTCCTAGCCCTCGTCGTCTTGACTGGGGGCTGGCGGCATGAGGGTGCGGAACTATGCAGCCAAACCGATGGCCGAGATCACCTCGTCAGAACGAATAGACACGGACATATGGGACATCCGTGGATTCGACAGGTCGATGCTGATGGAGGGATTCACCCTCAGATGCGACGCGACACTGGAAGAGCCGCCCGGCAATATCCGAATCGGATGGAATCCGACACTGTACCAGGCATCGCAACGGATCGCATGCAACATCTTCAACAAGGACTGCTCGCTACCGCTCGTGACTTTCGTGATCCAGTCCGGCACGTGGACCATGACGCGCCTGCTCGCCACACCGGCACGGGAGGATGCGATCATACGTGCCATCGGCCTGGACTATTTCGACGCCGACACCGCACCCTACTAAACGGATTGGGGGTGGCCGCGTGAGGATCAGGAATCTATACAATCCGCCGACGATGAAGGACCGTGATCCGGTGGTGCCGTGGGTGCCGCATGGCATGACGGCCAGCGCGAGGACCACAGCCGAGGGGTGTGAGATAACCGTCGCCGGCGATAGTGTCGGCTGGCTGTACCCGCCGCTGCAGGACGGGCTGGCGAAGATCGTGTGGGAGAAGGCGGACGGCGGCAACCTGATCGGTATCAACAACAACGATACGGTGGCCATTTACCCCGGTGTTACCGTGCTTGTCCGCCTGTGCGGTTACGAGGATGCCTCGCTCGTGACCATGCTCAAAAACCTCGGCCTGCCGCTCGTGTTCGCCGCCTCTGACCACCCGTATTAACCAATACCACAGCCCCGCCGTGTGCGGGGCTTTCCTGTAAGGAGATGTAATGTGCTGCAGAATTTTCTAGCCGGTTTCGGCGGTGTGGGTGGCGCGTGCGCCCTCATCACGCTCGGCCTTAAAGTCTGGCCGGGCGCTTTGGACGCGTTGGCCACCGGCCTGTACGCGCACGTGCAACCGGAACGCCTGCCATACGATTCGCCGCTCTCGCAGCATTTCGCCAAGACCCGACAACTCGGCGAACGGACCGAGAAATTCGACGACCGTATGGACGAGCTCTGCCGTGACACGATTAAGAACACGATCATCAGCCTGATCTACGGCGACCAAGAGCACGACCATTCAGAGGCCGTCCGATACGAATTGACGAAGCTTGAGAAATTGGACGCGCGATGCTGGATCGTCAACGCCGCCGAAAAATACTTGGAGGACCGGCAATGACGGCTAGCATTCTCGCGTTGACGTCGGCGGCAGTCGCGTTCGTCGCGCTGCTGCTTGCGGTGGCGTGGCTGCTGTGGCGCGGCCATGACGTGCCGGTATGGCTCATCTGTGTCGTGACGCTGCTTCTGGCCGCGTTCACGCTCGTCTGCGTCGTCCTGCTTATGCTGCCGCTCCTGCGACTGCTGGAGATGGCCGTCATGATGTGGGCGCTCGTCTTTTCGTAAAAACATCAAAAAGGAGGAAACATATGAAATCATGGGAGAATCTGGAGGCTGACGAGGATCTCATTCTCTCCACGCACATGACCAAGGGACGCCAGGGATGCAAGGTCGACAAGATCGTCCTGCATCATAATGGCGGCAACCTGACAGGCAAGGGCTGCTACGACGTGTGGCAGACCCGTGAGGCTTCCGCGCACTATCAGGTGGCAGCGGACGGCAGGATCACACAGCTCGTCTGGGATACCGATACCGCATGGCATACCGGCGACTGGCCGTCCAACCTGACCAGCATCGGCGTGGAGCATGCGGACATTTCGACAGACCCGTGGGGTATTTCCGAGGCGACGTTGGACAACGGCGCGCACCTCGTGGCCGCGCTCTGCAAGCATTACGGCCTCGGCAGGCCGCAGTGGGGCGTCAACGTTTTCCCGCACAGCCATTTCTCCGCGACCGCCTGCCCCGCATCCATCGCGGGAGGCCAGAACGCGGCCTACATGGCCAAGGCGCAGGCGTATTACGATTCCATGACCGGATCGCGTCCTGCGGCGGAATCCTCTCCCGCCACCACAGACGCAGGCAAAGTGAATGTCGTGGCCGGCGCATACGTGGTGGCCTGCGACTCGCTTAACGTGCGTTCCGCGCCGTCTACCGGCGCTACGGTCGTGGCTTCCTACGGGCGTGGACAGACCGTGAACCTCGACCATTGGGGCACGGTCGCTGACGGATACATCTGGGGCCGCTACACGGCCTATTCTGGCGCAATCCGGTACATCGCGCTGGCTCCCGCGGACAAGTCAACCTGGTATCTCATCAAGGCCTGAAAGGAAGGTGGCATTAATGGCTGAGCATGCAAAAGAGAACACTCTGGAGACTACCATCGCCAATCTCACCGACGAGCGCGAGGATGGCACCGACACCGTGCAGTCCGACAGCGCGTACACGCCAGTATTCTCGAAGCAGGTGCGTACCGTCGTCTACGTGTTGGGCTTGATCGCTTCGTGCGTCGGCCTTGGCTTCATGACCTTCGGTGATGCGGCTGTCGGCGGCTACATTTCGACCGTGGCCGGCTTCATCGCCAGCGGTCTTGGTGTCGCCTACAATCCGCTGCGCAACGCCTGACCGTGATTAATTTTCGGGCGTGAGACTCAACCTCGCGCCGGAAACTCAACCTCGGCGTGGAAAAATTTGCGGAATTATAGTATCCGTGGAATTTTTTACACCCGTTTTTTATAAATCTGCCCCTTC